CCCCAGCCGCAGCCGGTACAGTACCTTTATTCATAGTTGCATCAGCTAGCAACAAACAAAACTCATCTGCTACAGGTACAGCACCTGGAACATTAAAGGCAAATGCAGGCACGGTATACTTGCTAACAAGCCAAAAAGATCTTGGAGATACTTTTGGTGTTCCATTATTTTATACAGATTCTGGAAGCAATCCAATCCATGCTGGCGAACAAAATGAATACGGTCTCCAAGCAGCCTACAGCTTCTTGGGAGTAAGCAATCGTGCTTATGTAGTACGTGCAGATCTAGACCTAGGACAGCTATCAGGAACAGCATCAGCACCTACAAGCCCTCCAGCAGATGGCACATATTGGTTGGATGCATTGAATACGCTATGGGGTGTATTTACATGGAATCAAAACTCAGCGACAACTACAGGCGGGCAGACATTTAGCAATCAAGTTCCGTTAGTTATTACTAACTCAAGTTATGTAGATGGTTCAAATGCTCCATTGAGCAGTTACGGTGCTATCGGCCAATTCGCTGTAGTTGCTACAACAACACTATTGAAAATCTGGTACAAGAAACCAACAACATCAACTGTAGCAGGCACATGGGTACAAGTTGGTTCAAGCGCATGGACCGCTAGCATTCCTACATGTACTGGTAACATCCTAAATGCTAATATTACCTTGTTAAGTGGCGATGGTTTTAGCATCAATGGTACTAACATCACTGGCGTAACCACATTAACAGGCCTAGTGTCAGCTATCAACGCCAACAGCACATTGACAACAGCAGGTATTACTGCGGCAATTGTCAACAACTACTTACAATTATTCTCAAACGGTACAGCCAGCTATTCAACATATACCACAGGTAGTATAGTACTATCAGGTACTAGCGTAGCTAAGGTTGGTTTGAATCAAGGTTCAAATGGTGCCGCTACAACTTGGGCTTACCTATGCCCAGCATTGGCAACTAGCCCACATACTTCAGTTCCATTGTTTAAGATCACAGATAATACAACTTATATTAACGGTCGTCCAAGTGGAAGCGTTTGGGTTAAGACAACATATCCAAATCTTGGAGCACTATATTTTGTTAAGAAATACAGCGCAGCCAGCAGTGCATGGCAACTACAAACAGTGGGCATGTATCAAAACGGCCAATCTGCTAACTATGCTCTAGACCCAACAGGTGGTGGTATCAATCTTGCGGCTGGTACTGTATATGTAAAATATAACGATGACGAAGGCACTCCAAGTCTAGCAGATTTTAAAATCTATTATCGTACAGGTGTAGGTGCAACAACTATTACATCAGCAGCAGTTACATCTAGCACATTTACAGCAGGCACTAACACCTTTACTATCCAAGAAAGTATTGTTGGCAGTACATCACTAAATTCAGCAATCAGTATCAGCTTTACTGCTACTGGTGCTACTAGCGATGCAACACTGTTGCTAACAGCACTAAATGCCGCTGGCTTTGTCAACGTAGTAGGTTCACTAAATTCATCTAATCAAATTATTATCAGTCACAAAACTGGTGGCGAGATGCGTCTAGTTGACGGAACTAACACTCCGTTAAGCAAACTGTTCTCTACAACTACTACTGCTAACTATTTTGTTAATCCAGCAGGTACAGCCAACAACTATGTGGCTAGCTTATGGAGTTCAACAATCGCTGGATCAGGCTTTATTACAGTATCAACAGCAAGCCCAACTAATGTACCATCTAACGGTACATTATGGTATAACTCAGCATTGACAGATGTTGACATTATGGTAAACAACGGTACAAGCTGGGTAGGCTATCTAAACTATACACAAAACCAAGCAGGTGGCGGAACAACAGATCCAAATGGTCCAATTATTAGTGCTTCACAACCTACTGTACAAAGTACTGGTGCAGCACTAGCCAACGGTGATTTATGGATCTTGTCATCAGACACTGAAGGGTATCCAGATATCTATAAATTCAACTACGTGACAAAATCATGGGTATTAATAAATGATGCAGACCATACTAGTGAAAACGGTGTTATATTCTATGATGCACGTTGGAACACAAGTGGTGCTAATTCATCTACACCTGGCACAATCGTTAGTCTACTAAGCAGTAACTACGTAGACCCAGATTGCCCAAGTCCACAACTATATCCAAAAGGTATGTTGTTATGGAATCTACGTCGCAGTAGCTACAACGTTAAGAAATATGTTTCAGGTTATATCAATTCAACATTATTGAATACACAGTACAATAACGAGCCAATGAGTGCTTATTTTACTGATCGTTGGGTAACTCCAGTACCAGATGATTATCAAGGTAAAGGACAGTTTGGTCGTCATGCTCAACGTGCTCTAGTACTACAGGCCTTAACAGCTACATGTAACAGCAATCAACAGATCCGTGATACAGAATCACGTGTATTCAACTTAATGGCTTGCCCTGGTTACACAGAAATGATTTCACCATTGGTCAACTTGAACTATGATCGTGGACTAACATCATTCATCGTAGGTGACACACCTGCACGTTTAACACCAGATGCTACATCACTAGCCAACTGGGGTAATAACACTGCCGTAGTTCCAGACAACGGTGAAAAAGGTCTAGTAACAACAGATGCAACTCTAGGAGTATTTTATCCATGGGGTTACACTACTGATTTGATCGGTAACAACATTGTTGTTCCTCCAAGCCATATGATGTTACGTACTATTGCCTTAAACGACAATGTAGCTTATCCATGGTTTGCACCAGCAGGTGTACGTCGTGGCGGTATTACAAATGCCAGCTCAACAGGATATGTTGATTCAACAGGTTTGTTCCAAGCAGTGGCACTAAATGGCGGACAACGCGATACATTGGCTAGCATACAGGTTAATCCATTGACATATCTACAAGGTACAGGACTTGTATGTTACGGACAATATACTCGCCAACTAGCTTCAAGCTCGTTGAATCGTATTAATGTAACACGTTTGGTAATTTATCTACGTCGTCAGTTGAATCTATTGGCTAAACCATACATATTTGAGCCGAAAGATTCTATTACTCGTAATGAAATCAAACAGGCTGCTGAACAATTATTCTTAGAATTAGTTGGTCAACGTGCTATCTATGACTTCTTAGTAGTGTGTGATACAAGTAACAACACACCTGCACGTATTGATCGCAGCGAGCTATGGCTAGACATTGCGATTGAACCGGTAAAATCAGTGGAGTTTATCTATATTCCACTACGCTTGAAAAATACAGGTGCAATCAAAGGCCTCGGCAGCAAATAATTAGGAGAATATTAAATGTCAATCGCAAGTTTATCAAGATTTACAGTACCACTAGCCAGCAATCAAAGCTCTGCAACGCAGGGCTTATTGATGCCAAAACTAAGCTATCGTTTCAGAATCAGTTTTGAAAACTTTGGCGTATCAGGCAGTACTGTAGAATTAACAAAACAAGTGGCAGAAGCTGCTCGTCCGCAAGTACAGTTCGAAGACAAAACCATCGAAGTTTACAATTCAAAGATACACTATGCTGGTAAACCAACATGGCAAAAACTAACTGTAAAACTACGTGATGATGTTACCAACGCTGTTACTAAACTAGTCGGTGAACAGAATCAGAAACAATTTGATTTCTTTGAACAAAGTTCAGCTGCGTCAGGCGGAGACTACAAGTTCCTAATGCGTATTGAAATGCTGGACGGTGGTAATGGTGCAGAGGGTGTAGTAGTTCTTGAAACATGGGAACTATACGGTTGCTACCTACAAGAAACCAACTGGGAAGCATTGAAATATGCTGGTGCTGATGTACAGATGATCACTCTAGGTATCCAGTATGACAATGCTCAACAGATTATTCCAGCAGGCGCAATGGGCGGTGCAGGCTTCAAGCAGAACAAGGGAACAGCGGTCACAGGTGGCGGCGGTCCAGGAGCACAATAATAATTAACCCACTTAGGTGGGTTTTTTATTAGGTTTGAGTTAACTGATCAGTTAATACGCTCGATAAATACATATATGTCTTTCACACCTACAAATCAATTACAATCAGATCCTTCAATAATATTGAGAGATCAACGCCATGCTGCTCGACTATTTGCAGACGATCAGTTTAGGCTTGCTCCTAAATTTGATTTTTTGTTTCATGTGGCATTTAACATAAATGTAGCGGCATTACAAACAACTGATCTTGTACAACGTTATGGTAACGAAATAAACATGTTGGTAAAAAGCACTGGCTTGCCCAAGTATACCATTACAGCTGATCAGGTCAATCAATACAACAGAAAAAAGAATATACAATATCAGCACAAATACGAAGATATTACTATTAAGTTCCATGATGATAATATGGGCTTGATTAATCTACTGTGGCAAAATTATTATACCTACTATTATGCAGATCCTACTAGTGCAAAGACACCAGGCGCCTATAATAGAACAGCCACTAGGAACAGTAATTTTATTAATAAACCATACGGACTAGATAACGGCAGTAACATTCCATTTTTTAATTACATAAAAATTTATCAGATGGCAAGACATGAATTCGTAAGCTATACACTGTATAACCCTATAATTAAAAGCTGGGATCACGCAACAGTTGACTACAGTAAAAAAGAAACACACGATTTTACCATGCAGGTTGCCTACGAAGCAGTCAGTTACGATACCGGTAATGTATCAGCAGGTAATCCAGAAGGATTTGGACTTTCTCATTATGACGTTACTCCAGGTCCGTTAAAGGGATTTGGTAATCAAACTGCTAGTCCTAGCATAGCAAATAATTTAAACATGTTGGACAATGCCGGTAGTTTCCTAGCTAACCTGACAACCACTATCAACAATTACCAGAATACACAGCAGGCACCTATACCGGCAGGCACCAGCGGACTGCTACAGCCAACTGTTAATCAAGGAGTTGGTGGATTACAGGGTGTTAGTTTTCCCACAGCAGTTAACGCAGTTGCTGGAACCACTACAGCAACCCCAGTAAGACTAGGAGTGTAATATGTCTGGCAATCTTCCTTCAACTACACAACCTACTACACAACCTACTACAAAACAATTTTTTGATAAGTTTTTTGTAAATCAAGTTAGTTTTCCAGCAGGAGAAATTGATGCCACAGTAGGTTTCTTTATGAAACGCGGATTCGATATTGAAAGTGCTCGCAGTACAGCGATAGTATTATTAAATCAGGCTAGACTAGATAATGTCAGCGTGTTTGCACTATTAGACACTATGAAATCTTTAACAGATGTACAGATGAGCCAAGTGGTAGCTCAGGTACTCAATGCCTATAGAGAAAAGACTAGCCTATTGGGCTACAGGATCGCTCCTGTGATTAATCTCTATGAATCACGTAACATACTAGTCTAATATGGCTTCTAAATTTGCTCGCGGCAAGTTCACCATACGCCACCCTGAAAAATATGTAGGCACGAAGATACCCACATATCGAAGTAGTTGGGAGTTTAGTTTTATGAACTTCTGCGACACTAACGAAAGCGTGGTAAAATGGGCTAGTGAAGCTGTGCAGATACCCTATAGAGATCCGCTAACCGGAAGACAAACGGTCTACGTACCAGATTTTTTTATACAGTATGTAGATAAATTTGGTAGGATGCTAACAGAATTAATAGAAATAAAACCAGCTAGCCAAGCTATCCTAGAGCGTGTGGGTAAGAACAAATACAATCAAGCTCAGTACATTAAGAATCAAGCCAAATGGGCAGCCGCTAGCCATTGGTGCAAACAGCAGGGATTGAAGTTTAGAATAATCAGTGAAAACGATCTGTTCCATCAAGGTGGGAGATAAGTAATAGTATGACCAAAAAGCTAGAAGAATTATTAAATCTACCCGAAAGCAAGAAAATTGTCAAGGACGAAGAAAAGAAACAGGCCAAGGCAGAATTGGCCAAAGCACAACCTTTTCTAAGAGATCTTAGCGAGTACGATAAAATTGCAGCCGCACTCCCCATGGTCAAAGACCTAGGTGATGCCGGAGATGCAGAACTCGATGAATTAGCAGAAAAAGCCAAATCGGCCTACAATGACATTATGGATTTAGGTATGAACGTGGAAGCACGTTACAGTGCTCGTATGTTTGAAGTAGCTGCTAGTATGCTAGGACATGCAATTACAGCCAAGACTGCCAAATTAGATAAGAAGCTAAAAATGATAGATCTACAGATCAAGAAGCAAAAACTTGATCAAGAAGCAAATACGGATGACGGAGTGACAATACAGGGCGATGGAGTTATTATTACAGATCGCAACAGTTTGTTAGAAAAACTCAAGCAGATGAAATAAATACAGTACTAGGAATCGCATATGAAATCGTTTAAACAATACATCACAGAAAGTCAAAAAACCTATTCATTTAAATTGAAAATCGCAGGTAAATGCCCAGATGACTGTACTGCACAGATCAAATCAGCATTGGCTCAGTTTGATGTAGCCAGCGTAAGCTCAGGCAAGCGTACCCCTATTACTGCACAACCACATGAATTTCCAGAGCATAAAAATGTAGAAATCACTGTGTTTGATATTGCAACAAATTATCCAGCTACAAGCAAACAAGTTCATGATAAAGTAGCACATGTACTAGGCAAGTCTTTAAACGACATCCGTGTACGTAATGAAAGAGAAGAAGCAGAGATCGAAATTAATCACGAGCATGACGGCAAAACAGGTCATGCTTATATTGGTACAGCCTACGAAGCAGCTGATCATCAAGACCTAGTTGGCGAGAAGCGCAAGTTTGATTTGTTAAAAGATTTATCAGGCATGAAACATAGTCTAGAGCAGAAAACTGGAATAAACGACCAAATTTTAGCCAGTGGCATGCCAGCTAGTGCCAAAGAGGGCAAGGTTGTAGATGCTATACACTCTAACAAGAAAATAGGCATGACTAGCCCAGTTGGTACTAAGCACACTAAACTATCCCCAATGGTCGGTGGAGTTAAGAACAGTCTTGACATACCAGCTAAGTCAAAAGGAAAAGTAAAATGAACTTTAAAGAATTAGCAGAGCGTCTGCGCACAATTGAAAGTGCACCGACTCAAATGAACATAGACGGTACTATCGATGAGTGCGGTGATATGCCTATGCCAGCAATGGAAATAATGCACCATGAGCAACCACCACAACCTGATAGCGTAACAATGAATGTCAGCATGAACGGTTCGGGCAAAGGCGGCATCCGTGATCTAATGGATATTCTGCGTAATTTAGAAAGCACCGGCGGCGGAGAAGAGCCAGAGTTTAGCGAGCCACATCAAGCACATGACGATGCTATAGATATACTAACAGGTGAAGAAGTTGGTCAAGAACCCCAGGGCCCAGGCGCAGAAATGCCACTAGCTGAAAAAAGCAAAGAGCAATTAGTAGGGCATGACATTGACGATGATAAGGACCATGACGTTCAAAATCGTCCACATCGCACTACCTATAATATCGATACTATCACACGTCACGGAGACGACATTCACAGCAAAGGTGATGTTAAACGTCTAAAAGTCAATGGTGGCGAAAATCCTTTACAAGAAGGAATCATTAGTCGATTGACAGAACACTACAATCAAGTTAAAACACGTGATCTACAAGAAAACGTAACAACAGACCATACACATTCAACTTTTGATCACATACTGGCTACTTACAAGCGTGATGTGGCCGACTTCAAACACAATCATGATATGAGTGATGAGCTCTATGATGTTCTATACGATTACTACTTTGATGATATGCCATACGGTGTTAAAAAGGCTCGTACAGGTGATCCGTATGAGTGGATAAGCGAGCGTTTTTATCAGGATTTAGGCCCAGAAGAACACGGTGCTCCAATAGTACACGGTGCAAATCCTGGTCTATAATCTAGACTAAGATAATCCAAATAGCTCCCCCGGGAGCTATTTTTTTCAGTAAATAACAGTATGGCAAAAAGTCTCGATGGCGTCTTAACAAAAAAGGCCCATACCAAAGAAAGATTCACGGAAGAACAAGTCCAGCACTTGTTGTCCTGTGCTGACACCACTAATGGTTATCATCATTTTGCCAAGAACTTTTTTCATATTCAGCATCCTGTAAAAGGTAAAGTTAAGTTTGAGCCTTTTGACTATCAAGAAAGATTGCTAGACGCTTACCATAACTACCGCTTCAACATCAATATGCTACCACGTCAAAGTGGTAAGACAACCTGTGCTAGTGCCTATTTGTTATGGTATGCTATGTTTCATCCAGATCAGACAATCCTGATCGCCGCACACAAATACACAGGCGCACAGGAAATTATGCAACGTATCCGTTATGGGTACGAACTA